GTTTTTTTAATAAATATAAAAAACGACGATACTATTGATGTTAAGTATCAAGAATTGAATAATAAAATAACACCTACAGAACTCAAACGTTTAATGAAAATTTTTAATCTATTAGATTAAGATCTTTATCTTCATAATCATCTGTAAATATTTTTACTTTTTCTTCAAGAGATTTATTTTTTTCTTTCAAATCTTTAATAATTTTTTCAAGTTTTTTATATTCTTCAGTTATTTTTTGATTTTCTTGTAATTTCTTAACAAATTCTGACTTGAGTTTATTATTTTCATTCTTTATATTTTGAACATCAGTAGTTTGTTTCTGTAATAGTTGCATAACTTCACCATTGGTTAATTCTTTCTTTACTCCATTATTCATTACACAAATTCCTGTTTTTGAGTTTGCAATTCGTTGTGCGGTCATTTCTTCTCTTTGTTTATCTCGACGTTTAATTTCATCAAGAACCTCTGGTTTATGTTTAATATCTCCAGGATCATATGATTTTAATAATTCACCCACCTCTTTTGTATAAAAATTAATTTGACATTGTTGTTTTACAATAGTTTTTGGTTTCACAGCACTTTCCTTACAAACAGGACTATCCTTTTGTATAAGTCTTCTTTTATCAAATGTATTTTGTTCATGAGAGAAAACAAGGATAGTTTTTAAGGGATCTAATTGAACAAACGGAACTGTATAATTTTTAAGAAAATGTTTTTCTTCCGCAAGAACCGCGTCGTCTTCGTAATGACTTTGTTTCAATAACTTTCTTCTAAAGGCAAATGTACCTGCCGTAGCATGGCGTGGACCATATGGACCGAATTTATACATCTTATTTAATGACTCAAACCATATATATATTTCACTACTTCCGGCACATAACGCATCTTTATTTACTGTAAGTTTTGATACAGCGTGTGAAACACGATCAGGTGGGTAATAATCATCGTCATCCATATAAACAATAATGTCATCATCATTTGTAAAACTACATTTAGAATGCATATAATTTCTTTTCTTTCCTAATGGCATTTTTTCTTTTTCATAGCAATAAGTAATTTTAATATCTAACTCTTTACGAGCTTCTTCGATAATATCTTCTACTTTATCAAACCCATCATCTACAATAATCCATTCAATCTTATCATGTGGATAATCTTGATCTTTGATATTTTGAATAACACCTTTAAAAAATGGACGTCTATTAAATGTTGGTGTACAAATACTAACGTTTGGCATATGAATGGTGCCTTTTATTTGTTTACCTTGTTTTTTATTTTTTTTATTCTTATTTTTGCCCATTATAGATGTAAATAAGAATATAACTTTATATTAACTTTTAACTATTTTTAATTATTCTTTTTAAATAAATTGTTATAGTCACTATCTTCATCACAATTTAGATTTTTTGTAATTAATTGAGACAAAACATCATCAGATTGTTCATTTGATTTGTTTCCGCCAAACATGTCTGCTAAGAAGAAAAGAGTAAATAAGAATATTGATAATAATAATGCTTGTTCTCCTAGAGCAAGACGAATAAGTTCAATAGAAAATATAGCAAATAATACCTTTATTATGAAGGTATGGTCTTTAACAAGACACATGCACATTTTTCTTATTTGACCATTGAATAAAAATTTAAGACCGAGTTCATACGCCAATGTTAATGATGTTAATATACCTACAGTTAAAATTGAGAAAGTACTCATAAAACTTAAATAACCAAATAATGTAATTGGTATTAATTTAAATAATTTACCAATAAAACTACCCGCACCACTTACACCACTTGTAAATTGATTACTTATACCATTAAACATAAATGTGGGGAAAGGTATGGCAATTAATTCCTTTTTAATTTCTTCAAAATTTAATTTTTCAGGTCTCATTAAAGTAATAATTTTTTCTATATTCATAATGGTTAAAATTGCCATTAAAGCACATGTACAAGATATACCTAGTTTTGTACCAGCTAAGACAACAAGGTTAATTATAGAGACAAGTAATACTGTAATAGGTATTATTTTTAGGAACAATGACATGAAAAAGATAAATCCAGAGAATACATTAAATATTAATCCAGTTAAAAATGTTAATATACTATGATCATTATTTTCTGGATCTAATTTCAAAAATTCATTCATAAAATTAAAGTTTTCACTCTTTTTAGATACATTATCAATAATTGATATTAATATAATAGACATTATAAACAAAAGTAATGAAGATGATGTTAATTTAGAAAATACACTATCATGGATAGAGGATAATATACTATTTATCAATGCTTGTGATTTCATACTAGTAGCAAGAGCAATAAATAACGGCGAATAAATAAATCCTAGACCTTTACTAGTTGTACCACTACTTAATATATTTTGATATATCCAACTATGAATATACATTTTATCTTTTCCAAATACTTTGTTAATGTCATTTTCTTGATATTTATTCATATTGATAGATGTAGCTAAATTTTCTTGTTGTTTATTAAATTCTTTTTGATCTACGCTACCTGTACCACCAAAAGACATTGCGAAATTAAAAATACTATTTGAGTTATATCCTGCTAATTCATTAAAAGTATCTACTAATTTTGTTGTTTTACATACTTTATTACCATCTATCTCTTCTAATGATGATGGGGTTTCGCATGGTTCCACATATGGCATTTTTGACGTATTGTGTGGGTATAAGACTTCTCCTGGAACTTTTGATCTAATAAATAAATTTAGGACTATAAATAATCCCACAACAATAACAACAAACTTCTTAACAAGATCTTTTAAAAAACCTAGATACGTTGTTAATAATATTTTTAAACTTTCTGTATTTATATCTTCTGGAATATCAGTATTATTCACAGTTTCTGTTGTTGTACTCATTAAATTATTGTGATATATTATATTTTAATCTTATAATATATGACAAAATTATTTATCATTTTGTTTTTATTTATTGGTGTTATTTCATTAAAATTATTTATTAATAAAGAAGGATTTAACACATATTTTTTATTTACAGACAATAACAATAAGTATTCTAGAAAAGATAATCCTAATGTTAATTTCTTCTTTAAAGAATACGGTAGCACTTTATGTCCTACTTAGTAAAGAGCAATCCTGCATTTCCAGCCATAAATCTTAAAATATTATACCTTTCTTCAAAAAGATGTAGTTCAAATGTATACAAATAAATAGGCTCATTCTTTGTTGTACCAATTATACCACCATCTTCGTCACATAATACTAAAAATTGAGAGTCTGGATCTTCATTTGGTGTTATAGTTGTTATTTCTAATTCTATATTTTTAAATTTACTCATGTTAATTGCACCAGATGGTTGTAATTCAGATGGATTAGTATTGAGACAAAAGTTATAAGTATAAATACCTTCATCAGAATTACCTTTAGAACATCTATATTTTTCAACATACCTAAATACACCTGCGTCGTGTTCATTTTCTCTATATTTACCATCTAAAGATATAGCACATGTTGTCATTATATGACGGGCATTCTCTATAGTAAAAGTTTGTGTAATTCTATGATTTGTTGATTTTTTTGATATATTTGTATTAGCGCCGTCTCCTGTAATAGAAATATTCATACCTGGACCAATCGCAATAGAACTGGTATTATCAGTTGAACCACCAATATAATAAGCAGATGCGGTTGGTGCTGCTACAGTATCATAAGGAAAAATATCATTAGGCCAATTTGTATAATTTGACCAAGCATTTCTAACATAAGCGTCGCTTCTTCTAAAGAACCATAACCAACTACTTACCATAGCATTTGTATTAACCTTTATCTTTTTAGAGCCAAAAATATCGTAATAAATATCTTCTTTTACATCTTTAATTAAGAATTTTTGTTCATTTGAAGCAAAAATTTTACTTTCTTCGGCAGTTAAAAAAGCATAACTAGAAATAAGATGTATATCTTCTTTCCAATCCACTTCTGTATTTTCATAATCTTCCTGATTTAATTCAATTGTAGGAGGTGGCTGAAGAAATCTATATAATGAATGTTTTTCAATTGTAAAATTAGGCTGTATTTTTTTATATAAATCACGGTTAATTGTTGCAATATTATAATCGTTTATATTACTGCGTATATCATTAATCGTAAATAACTCTTTTATTGGTCTTAAATCTAATTCTATATGTACTTCATTATATTGGAGACAAACTAGGGGAAAAGCTACCTTTGAATCATTTGAGAACCAAAAGTTTAAGGGCACATATATCTTTCTTCCTCGAATACTAGGTTCCGGACCAGCAACATTTGTATTTAAAAAAACATTGGGGTAATTATTACGACGCGTATCAAACTTTTCAGGGGAATGTAAATAAGGTACATTTCCTGTCATTTGATAAAATATTTTCTTTTTAGATTCATCATAATCTCTCTCAACAACCGATTTTATGTATTCACCGCTAAATTCTTGAATTACTTGACCGCCAATTAGCAACCGAGCCTTTTTTATAATAGATGTCCCTAAATTTCTGATCCATCTAAAATGATAGGGTTTCCATATATCACCATTTGTTACAGGTGGTAATATTGTACTATAAATATCAGGGAGTGTAAATACTAAATAAGTATCCATGATAAGTTCAGCATAACGTGGCATTTTAAATGTAAATGTTGTTTCTTCATTTAGATGAAGCGTTCTTGACCCAGTATAGTCAATGCGAAATTTTTGTATTCCAAAATTAGTATATTTAGCATAAGTGGTTTTAAAAAATGTTTTGCTGGGATTACCATTTAATATAATATTTTGATTACCATACGCAATAATGTTCAATAGTCCTCCGGGCATATTAAATTATATGTTTATTTTTTAATACATATTATATTCTTTTCAATTATAAAAAATAATATGTATTTTATGTAAGTATATAAATTAAATGTCTGATACAAATCCTATAAAATCTATTGGAGTAGATGCTCTTAGAAATTTTGAATATGTAACCTTTATTGTTCTATTAATTATTTTAATACTTTTTATTGTCTATTTTTATCGTTTATTAAATAAACGCGATTATAATTGTAAAAATATTAAATATCATAGTGATTTATTAAAACAACAGAATAGTGGTCATATTAATTACTCAAACTTAAATACAGAAGATAGCAATGGTATGACTTATTTACAAATTGATGGAAGCGGAACAATCTATGATTTACAAGTTAGAGATTTTTATATTAAGACTGCTTATAATTGTTGTTGTAGTGGAAAATTTAAAAATGATTATGTCGATTTATGTAGTTTAGATGTTGTAAATGCTTATGGAGTTCGTGCTTTAGATTTTCAAATATATTCTAAAGATGAAGAACCTATTGTAGCAGCTTCAGCAAGTACAAGTCATAACTATAAAGAAACATATAATTACTTGAAATTATCTGATGTTTTATACCATGTAAACAATCTATTCATCGTAAATAATGAATATGGTATGGGAGATGATCCATTATTCTTGATTTTCAGAATGCATACCATTAAATTTGATATTTATAATAAAATGGCAGGTATATTAAATGATGTTTTTGGTACGGATAAATTTTATTCAAAAACAACTCGAATGAGTAATAATACTACTACTATACCATCTTTTGCGGAAGTACCTATGAAAGATATAGAAAAGAAGGTAATTATTATTCTTATTCATGATGAACCTAACAATACCAATGTTATAAATTCAAAATTAGGACCATATGTAGACATATTTGGAAATAGTATGAAATTATACAGATATGATGATTTAAAAGATAGCACATATGGATCATACATCCAACAATATACTAAAAATAATTTATCTTATGTAATGCCTAATTTAGAAGCATCTAGTGTAAATAATGACTATATAATGCCTTTAACATATGGTATACAATTTATTGGTATGAATTATCAATCCGCAGATAGTTTATTGAAAAGTTATAATAAATTTTTTATAGATGAATATGGTTTCGATGGAACAGAAAATAATAGCCATGTTCCTTATATAAAGAAGCCTAATCAATTACTTGCTGAAATTTAAATTATACAAAAAATATAATATATTTTTTTTATAAGAAATGAATGATGAATTAGAATATTTAAAATTGATGGCAAAAAATAATGAAATCCATCAGAAAAAAATGAAGAAAAATAATTATGTTGATGAAAAACTTATTAAAATAGTAGAAAATTTTATAATAGAAAAGGAATTAGTTTGTTATGGAGGAATTGCTATAAATAGCATTTTACCTAAAAATTTACAATTTTATGATAATGATATTGATATACCTGATTATGATTTTTTCTCAAAAAATGCACTTGAAGATGCTAAAGAATTATCAGATATTTTTATTAAACATGGTTATGAAGATGTTGAAGCAAAAAGTGCATTTTTTCATGGAACATATAAAGTATTTGTAAATTTTATTCCAATTGCCGATATAACACATATTTCAGATGATTTATTTGATAAAATTAAAAAGAATAGTTTTATTCGTCAAAAAATAAGATATTGTGATCCAAACTTTTTACGTATGTCTCTTTATCAAGAATTAAGTAGACCATTAGGTGATACATCTCGGTGGGAGAAGGTATACAATCGTTTATCACTTTTAAACAGTCATTTTCAGTTTGTAAACAAAAACAAAAAGAGAGTTTCGGAAAACATTAGTGAGACAAATGAAAATATTGAAATATATAATTGCTTAAAAAAATTTTGTTCTAAATATAAATTTCCAATTTGTGGAGAATATGCAATATTCTTATTTTCTAGATTAACTAAAAACGTACGTTTAAAAAAATCATTAAGAGAGAAAAAGGTATTTCAAATGTCAATTTATGTAAATAATATCACACAATTTAAAAATTCTTTGAATGAATTTAAACAAATAAAAAATAATGGAATATTAAAAAATCTTTCATTACATGAACAAAAATTAGACTACAAATATATGAATAATTTTTACACACTTGAACATGATGGTGATGTTTTAATGCATGTTTTTTTAACAAACGCGTGTATTTCTTATAATAGTATTAAATATCGTAACACTCCATTAAATGTTGTTTCCATTGACGGTATGCTTTCACTTTATTTTGGATTAATTATAACAGAACATGAAAAATTAAACATGAATAATCTTTATTTATACTGTTTTATGCTTTACCATTTAGTACATCAAGAATATAAAGGTCATAAATTAATGACACGTTTCTCACTACCTTGTACTGGAAAACAACAAACTTATGAAGATATTATAAACGAACGATCAAAAAAATATAAGGAATTAAGATCAAAACCTAGAAGTAAAGAATATGAAAAATACTTTTTAAAATACATACCCAAGGTAAAAAATACTCTTAAAAATAGTAATACTAAAATAAAAAGTAAAAAAAATAAAACAATGAAAGTATAATGAGAATTCGAAAATTATTTCCTATTCTGTTTTTATTAAATAGTAAAACATGTTATTTTAATCAAATATCGCACACACCACATAGCTTACAAATTTTGTCTCATTATTCAATTTTTAATTATACTCAAAAATATGACATATATCGTTATGGAAGTAAAAAAAGGAGAGAATTTAAAAGAAGATTTTATCCAGATAAGGATGTAGAAGATCATCATATAATACCAAAAAAATACAAAAATCACAAACTTATTCAAGAAATTAATTTTGATGTTGGTTGTAGCAAAAATATATTAATTATGAGAAATAGAGATTATATATTTAAAGATGATACACCATATTTAACACACGAAAAGGGACATGTTAAATATAATAGATATGTAGGAAAAGAATTAGATAATATTTATTATAATGTAAACTATAATGAAGAAGAACGAAAGTATGAGTTTTTATTATTTTTTCATTATTTGCAATCTTCCTTAACTGAACAAGACAGCAAAATACCGTGGAATTAAAATTATAATTTAAATATTATTTACAATTATTATTTAAATTATGACAGAACGTCCATCATGGAAAGATTATTTTACTGAAATTGTACAAGTAACAGCAAAACGTTCGCCATGTAATAGATTAAAAGTTGGTTGTATCTTAGTAAAAGATAATCGTATTATTTCACAAGGATATAATGGATTTATTTCGGGACTTCCACATATTTCAATTATTGAAAATAATCACGAAGTTTCAACAATTCATGCTGAACAAAACGCAATTATAGATTGTGCAAAAAGAGGAGTTCAATGTGATGAAGCAATAGCATATGTTACACATCATCCTTGTCTAAATTGTTCTAAGATGTTATATGCTGCTGGTATAAAAAAGGTATATTATATTAACGATTATAAAAATGATGATACAATACAAAAAATAGGAATTGATTTTGAAATTGAAAAATTATAGCTCAGGTTAAGATTTATTCTATATTGAAATAAGTTACTAACCATACGGTCCAATATCCTGTGAAATGCATACCCAACATTTCACAAAATGCTATAATTAAAGCAACGTTAGCATGGCGTTCAGTTTGTTTAATATTATCATATTGTTCGCTAGTAATATCTTTTCTGAATTTAAGTAACCTAATATATATCGCAAATACGACAATTAATAACAATATAATCACATTTATTCTTTTTGATAAAAAGTTTGACATTTTACTAACAGTTTCAGTGTTTATTTCTTTTGAAAGAACAAAAGCATAAATCACTAAAATTAATAAAATAATTCTTTTATCTTTTTTTTGTGTTTTTTCTTCCTTCTCATCACTTTTCTTTATTTCGGGTTTGTTTATTTCAATGTTCATATTCATAATATTTTGATCGAATAATTATATAATTATATATATTTAAAATGCGAGATTAATAGAACTAATATCTATAATTTTTGTTATTAAGAATAGTGTTAAACCAAAAAAGGAGGAATAAAACAGATAACCAACCTTGGAAATATTACCTAATGGGGTTTTAAGATAAGATCCAAAAATTTGACACAATATATTTAAAATGTAACTTCTTACTTTTGAATCTTGGAATATTAAAAATACTAATGTAGATAATAAAATAATTTTATTTGTATCGTCTACAATTAATTTTTTATGCATACTAGTAACAGGTTTTTCATTATCAATATTAATAACTTCATTCTTTTTTTCATCAATTGATACTTTTTTTTCTATTACATTATCTGGTATTACTTGAACATCCATATTAATGTTTTGTTCCCTACTATGCTCTACATTAATTCTAGAAGGCATGTCTAATGTTTCGGGTTGGTGATTATTATCAATTGGTAAATCAGCAATACTTGTACTGTTATCCATTATAATATATACAATTGTATTTGATTGAATATATTACGCAATTATTAATCTATATTAATACCATTTCTTTATCTTCGTGATTTTCGCAACTATCCATGTTTTCTTCTACTTTATAACATTTTTTATTGTATTTAATTGTTTTATTATCCTCTTTAAATTCAGGACCTTTATATACTAAACAAGACCGACTATCACATGACATTTTAAAAAGACCGGCAATACCTAATCCTAAAATAATAGACATTAATACTTTACCGGATTCAGATGACATAAATTTTTTTAATTGGAACATTTAGATTAAGTTTTATATTATAAGAGTATATTTAATAATTCGCATCAATATTAACATATTCAAGAGGGTTGTTTGGGCATGAGGTTTCTTCTAATTTATATGTAAAACAATTATTACCCTTGTCTTTATAAACATATTTATTTACATTTTGAGGATTAGGATACAATACAATAACCTTTTTGTAATCATTGGAAATATATATGTAAAATAAACCTATTGCTAATGAAAGTAAAAAGTATTTAATCTTTATATATTCAAATATCATATATTATATGTATTTATTTTATAATTTTATCTTAACTTCCTCTAAATCTCCTAATCCTTGTTTAACTTCCTTTTCATAATCTTTGTCTTCTTTGTCATTTCTTTCTTCAGGCTGTTTTGTCTCCTCGGCTTCTTTCCTTTCTTCCTCAGGTTCTTCATTATTTTCGGCTGATGAATATTCAGAAGGATCTATGAATTTTAAATATTTCTTAGTTGGGTATTCTAATAATGTTCTATTATCCTCTTCTTCCAAATACATATTTCTTAGAGTAATGTATTGTTCATAGTATCCCTTTGCCTCCTTTTTATTATTTTTAACTACATTCTTATAAGCTAAAATTTTTATAGATATATTCATTTTAAGATCAATAAGACGATTTTTAAATTCTTCCTCATTAAACCTTTTTGAATTTTTTAAATCATCTAATTGTTTTGTAATATTTGTTATAGCCTTTTCTAATGATGTTACTTCTTCAATGTATTCAGAAATATTATCGTCATTTATAAAATCATAAATAGTATCATATTTTAATTTTATTAAATCTTTTTTCATAGATAATGTTATTTCTGATAATTTATTCAAAAGACTTTGATGGTCATATTTGTGTTTCTTTGTTATTTTTTGAACTATATTGTCCTGTTTATCACTTTTTATATATTCTTTTTTAGTTTCCCTAAAAAAATGAGATACTTGAGCACCTTTATTTTTTGAAAGTTGAGCTTTACGAAAATGCTTAAAATATTTTAATAATTCTTTTTTATATTCATCATCATTCATATTATAGTATCCTTTATAATTATTCTATATTATTTAACTATGTAAATGAAGGTAAATTAGTAATTGGCTTATTTTTCATATTTTGATATTTTCTTAAATTTGACATTATATAATTTCTTTTTTGATTTTCCTTTGAAATTTTATTTTCACGACTATTCTCACGATAACTAGTATATAAAATTATACCAACGATTGATGCAAAAAATATAAATAATATTAAATTAAAAATAAAATTTTCATAACCAAATTTATGCTCTCTACATTTTTTTAGATGATAGTTGATAATATTATGAGTATTGTGTTCTACTAATCTAGGTACCATATTAATTATGTAAAATATAAAAAAAATAATAATATGCATTTATAAGTATACATTTTCATGACATCATCAACAGATAAAATGAAGCAATATGCACAATTAGGGAAAAGTTCTGTTTATGCCTATGTTATTTATTGTTTTTTATTCTTTGTATTAAAAGAAAGAATATTTGGTAACACACATGGTTATAGTAAGATGTGGATATTCATATATATTTTTATATTTTATGTTTTATTAGTTTTTATGAATGCCAGATTAACATCAAATGAATTAGTTTGTGGAACAACACAAATTAATGTCGCATTGGTTAATTCTCTTTATCCATTATTATTTATTTTTTGTGTAGCCGCCATGATTATTGAATTTTATCCCGGATGGCTAAGAGCATTTTCTAATACATTTGGATTATCAGCAGCAAAAATGTTTGGTATGGGAAAAGCAATTAAAGATACATTTTCAGAAGCAAGAAAACAATATATATTAAATAATGCGAAAGATGCTTCATCAAGCAGTGAAAATCAATTAGAATTTATGAAGACAATCGATATGATTTATCATGATCCTACACCTCTTATCAATGAACTAGATTTAGATATGAAGAAAGAAGAAGTTAAAATAGAAGAAAGTCTTTATTTACGTAGAGAAAACAGAGACGGTCTTACTCAAGAGCAAATAAAGGAAATTGAAACATTTGATTCATATGGTGATTATCCGACACAAATTAAGTTTGATAATAATAATAATAAATATGTTACAAAGGTAGTTGATATTTGGAAGAGCTGGGATTACTTAAAATCCAGATCCATTGTTATGGACATTAACAGTGGAAACAAAGAAATACCTGATAATGAAAAATTATTAACATTAAAAAGTCATATTATAGATGGTATTAAAGTTAAACACAATGTTGGCTATTTTATGTGGTACTTATTATTAGGTATAATAACATCAATAATCAGTGTGAATTCAATGTTATTAGAAAATTGTGTGCTTACTGATAGCGCGATTAACGCAAAATATAAGGATTATATTAATTCATTTAATTAAAAGAGAGAATTATTTAAATAATCAACATAATAAACGGCGAAATAACATGATATAGCTAATAAAATAGTAAATACCCATAAAGTTATTACACTTGTATTTTTATATCCAACACCGAATTGTCTTAAACAATTACGTCTATTATCAAATATAAAACCTGGTTTGATAATATTGACAATCAAATAAATAGTTAAAAATAATATTATTGCGTTAAATAGTTTACTGTAATCCTTTGAAAACATTAATTTCTATTATATATCTACTATTAAATTATTTTTTTGTTCTTAATATAATTCATCACCATCCATATCTGAACCATAATCATCATCATCTGGTAAAAATGCTAAATCATTATCCAATTCTTCGTTATCCGCGTTTTTATCACCATATATATTTATGTGTTCGCCATTTGTCTCTTTTTGAATGTTATCTAAGATGAAAGTGGCTTCATCCTTATCAACTTGATAAAAATCCTTATTATATTTGTATACACGTTTTTGATCTAATGCGAAACCCCATTGTCCCAATTTTAAGTTTTTCTTCATTTTTTCTACAACTAGCTCTTGTTGTTCCAAACCTTTCATGTAATCGGTCTTCATTTTCTTTTCTTCTAACTTAATTTTAGTTACTTTCTTAGTAATGTAATTATATGAAGAAATATAATTGCTTATTCTTGTATGTACAAATTGAAGAATTAGAATAATAAAGTTTTCATTATCTATATTTACAAGATCTTTGCTTTCATGAACAGACATCTTTTTCTCTATAACCTTAATGTATTCACCAATTGAGCTCAATACTGACATCATTTCAAGATGGCATGCAATATATAATGATCTTTCTGCTGAATAAGAAAGTTTTGTCATATTCTTACAAATTAGAGGATCATACTCTACAAATAATAATTCTATTAATTGTTTCGGATATGTTAATGGCACTTTAATACTTGCAGCATCATCAATATCAACATTTGTTAAATTAATATGGAAATCTTTTATTAATTGTGATTTATGTTCTGTAGCAATATCCCAATGTCCACATACAACATCTCTTCTTTTTTGTATTAATGTTTTGTTTAATAATTTTTCTCTCAAAATATCATTCATAAAACCAGATAAATTTCTTAAATATTGTAGGTAATTATAACTTTTTACAGTGTTTCTATGTCTTCCGACAACTGATTTTAATATATCAACTGGCAAATTAAACTTAATATTTAATTTTTTAATCCTTTCAATTAAAGAAGTATACAATGGGTTGAAGAATTGTTCATCTATTTGTTTTTCAAATGTTTTAATCTCTTTGTTAGTGTTAATCATTTCGACGAATTCTTCTAATTTTTGTTGGTTATCTTTACTACCCTCATCTAAATAAACATTTTCGTGAACTAATTTATCACTTGGTTTTTTATTTTCCTTACTACGAATAGCGAGCAAATATTGATGATGTTTTTGAATTATATCCTTAAATTGATCACTTTCTATATTAATATTCATATTTGTTCTAATTGCTTCTATCTTTTCTTCTAAACTCATATTCTTGTTGTAGTATTCTTGTCTTGGTTTTTTATTATCACTGATGAATTGAAGATGTTCTGGTATAGATGTATTTCTATCAAAATTCATTAGATCGATAATGCCTGTATAAATTGTTTTTTCATTATAATCAGCAGATAAGAAGTCAATATTATCTAATCTTGTAGAAGGTTGTGTTTTGAATGTATGGAATAAAGGTTCTTCAGTTATATAGTTCACACTAAGTAAATCTACAATCTTTTTCAATTCCGCATTTTCGTTTATGAAATAAGATAAAGTATTTAATTTATTAATGTTTCCTGGCTCATTACAGCATGTGTTTATTTGATAAGGGATTAATTTTTTTGTTAATAATAAATATTCCTTGTTATTAACTACTGTATTTACCTCTTTTTGGAAAGCTTTCATTAAAAAGTTGAAGATATCATGATATGTGCTCTTAGATCTATAATAATCTGATTTATTGATCTTTGTTTTTAATTTGCTTAATCCTTCGTCATTCAAATTAAGATCAATACTTATTAAACTAGGTAAGTAACCATTTTGAATTTTATTTTCATTAACTTCTTTAAATTCAAATTCACCATTTATAATCTTACCATTTTTAATATCATAATTAGTCATCTTTTTAATCATATTTTGAATAGACTGGTTTTTCAAGGTGTAATTGTCAATAAATTTCTCCAAATCATGATGTAAATCATCTAATTTTGCTTTTGAAATATAACCGTATACTTCAGAACTTTTACTAATGTTCTTTGTTATACTCTTTATAAAACAAGCAATGTATCCAATTTGTTTCTTGCGATCCTCATCTTCCAATGGTTGTTTTTTATAACCACTTGCGCAATCTGGGTAAATTGTTTTAATATTCAACATGGGACGATGTGTTTGTACAAATAATAATATGTATGTTATTACACTATATACAAAATAAGTTACAGATTTGTATTTTCCATATTTTTCACTAGCAACATCATGTGAGAATTTTTGAGAATATGTATATATTTGATTAATTACATTAATGTGTTCTAATACTTCTCCACTATTAATATTAATACCCAATAATTCACAATAATATGAAAATAAATTATATATCTTTTTCTTGAAATCATTCATATTAATTTTAAGGTTTGTATCATAATGCTCCTTATTTTCATCGTCATGAACTTCTGGATTAAACTCAAACTCAAACTCATATAAATCATTAAAGTTAATATCAGTTATGTCTTCTGTATTTCCTAATACTTCACGAGTTTTATTTTTCATTCCATTATCATCATATCCTTCTTCATTGTCAAAAGAAATGTATTTTAATAAGTGCCCTGTTGCTTTGTGTATCCATTTGTCTCCATCTTCACTTAATTCGCCTTCTTTGAAACAAAGATCATCAATAACACTGTGTAAATTATTATGTACAATATATGCGTTTGCCAATTTAACATAAAAACGAGGTAGTAAAGGAACAGCAGTGTCAACACAGAATAAATAAGGACCATCGTCAATATCACTTGTAAATTTCTTAGCAAATTTCAAAATACTTTCATATTTCAAGTCCAAGTCTTCTTCTGCTATAATTTCATACATCAAGAATTCATATGGAGATTTCTTATTGCTTTGTACAATCCAGTTACTTTTGTTTATTTGTAATTCATAATAGTACTTCATTTGATTGTATTTCAAGTTTTTGTAAAAGGATTGTCTCATTTTGTACAATAATCTTTTCTTTGCCTTTATGATTTCATTGTCATAGTCAATTCTTTCATTAAGACCAGCTACATATTTCTTATGTGCGAAATTATCCAATATTCTGTCCAATTCTGTATGATACAATTCTTCAGCAATTTTATTTTTATCCTTCATCTCTTGGTTAAATTTAATTGTACCGCGCTTCATCTTATTTTTTCCTTTAAACATACCTTGTTCTTCCCATTTGTAATCATTTTCGTTATATATAAATATCTTTCTACTGTTCTTTACCATACATTTGTCACCAGACTTGAATTTATAATAATTGATCATCTTTAATACTTCAACAAGAACACGGTTATCTCCAAAAAGATCCTTATGTTCACTTAGTTCAAGTGTTTTTGACTCTAAGATTTGATTAATTTTACCAATAAGAGCATCACTGCTATTAGTGTAAATACTTGTACCTAAGTTTTTAATTAATTCGTTGTGGAAAAATGTATAAATATTTACATTTTCACCATTTCTATTAACATTTGAAGGAATAATAATCTTGTTTTCATCCTCTTTCATAGACATCATTGATTCGTAAACTTTCTTGATTTCCGGGTTTTTAGACGCAGGTAATACACCGTTTTCTAAATTAGTTAGCTCATTCTTTAATTCTTCTTCATATTCTTCCAATAAACTTGCGTCAGGTTGGCTACCTACAAATTCCAATTGAATTGTTTTTGCCATAACATCTTGGTTATCTAAGTTAGTTTTTTCAAATATTTCACTGTCGTAATTATTTACACGATGACTATTATCTTCAATGTTTTCATTATAAAGTTCTCTTCTTAAATTTTTACTATCATATATATTCTTTACAGCAGTAATAAAATTACTATTTTCAATTTGACGCTTTGATTGTTTCTTCATTATTTGATTTAGTTTTTTTCTGTAATTTCTAATTAATTTCTCATATGCTACAATATTTCTATGGCAATGTGCGCGTGTAATTTTAAAATTATTCTTTGTTAATTCATCAATACTGGCAACATGGAGCAAACGAATTATTTCATACATATTAATATAATTGCTTCCAATATGGCATTGAATTAGCTCATTTATTTCCTTAATATTATTTTGAAAGTATTCATCATATTTGTCTTTAATCAAAAATGGAACAAATTGATATGACTTTGAAAACATTTGGCATTTTTCACTAATATCATCCTTTACAATAATTTGTGGTTTAAAATTATAGTATGGTTGTAAGTTGGTTGATACTTTTTCCATAAGACTTGTTGAACTTGTTATGCTTTGTAAGTATTTGAACCTATGTAAAGGAACAAACGCAAAACCATTTACTAAAAGTTTTTTAGTTTCAACATTATCAATAGCAGCAAATTTACTATTTTCGATTAACTTGTTGTCATTAACACTATAGTAATTGTAATCTAAAATAACATCTTTATCAGCAATCATAACGGATGGAACATTTTTTTGTTTTCCAAAATCAATTAAAAATTTAGCATTGTTATCTTCATCACTTTCATCGCGATGCTTGTCTGTTATGTTTATATTTTGGTTTTCTAAGAATTCTCCTTGTTTTTCAAATACTTGGGCATACTCTTCATCTTTATTTAATTTCATTAATTCTCGAACTTCACTTTCATATTGATCATCCGTTTTTATTTTATAATTTACTCTACCCGTGTCATCAACATTTACTAATTCACTATTTGTTAAATGAAATTCTTTGATTACATCACTTGTAACTGGTAATGCTAAGTCTGTGTTTTTTAATTTCATAAATGAATCTAATAATTGCATTTTTGGTAATAATTTTTTGCCAATACTTTCATCAAATGAAGTGTATTTATTGCGCATTTGAATGTAACGAAGAACTTGAACCTTTAATCTAAGTTTGTCTCTTTTTGTAAGTTCTGGTTTACCATAGTAAAATTCATCAATGAAGTCATTAATTTGTTGATCAATGTTATAAACAAATTGATCATTATCATTATCATAATATTGTAATTGTGAAACAACAGACATTTCCTCATATTCTTCTCTTTCATCATCATCATCAACATCACTATCTTTGTCACTATCATGTGTTATTTCTTCGTCATCTTCTTCTAAATTAATATCATTATCATCTCGACGTTTAGTTAGTGTATCTTTTCTTACTTCTATACGATTTACCATAAGATCCGGATCTAAACCTTGATACTTGAAATCAAGATATAATGGCATGTCCTTAATTTCTTCATTCATTGGGGTAATTTCAACACTATCATTTTCAACATTTGTGATGTTTCCTGTTAATATGTAAGGTATTTGTGTATCAAAATAAATATTTACAGTTACTCCTACTTTAAGACCATGTAGTTCAGCATAACCACGTGTTTCGCGATGAATAACTGTGAATTCTTCAATACTTTCATCATCAATAGAACCATCTTCGTCGAAATAAAATTTTACATCTTTCATTCCTTTGTTTGAGATTAAGTGCATTTCTTGTTTTGAAATATAATTAATGAAAAATAATTGTTTTTCATAGTCACGATTACTAGATTGAATTTTAATAATTGAACCGTATTGTAATTGGTTTTCCATTAATTATATATAATATAATATTGTAATTTTTATTAAGTTTTATTTATCAACAGGAATATTTGAAATTATGTTATTATAAATTTCGGAAATCTTTTTAATTACAACCATTAGATCTTGATAAATTTGAATATTTACTTGGCTCATTGTAACGCTATCCTCGTTATCACTCATATATTTAATATAAATGTATGCTTCCTTCTCTGTAGTATGCATTTTCTTAAAGCCAACAAATTCTAGCTTGTCACGGAATTCTTTATATAGATGGTTTTCAATGAGCTTTCCAATTGTATAATCGTCTTCCTTAAGTTTCAACACGATGTAATTTCTTAGTTCTTCGTGTGAATAAATTGCGTATAGGTTATCATCTTCAAGATCCTGGAGTTTGTCTCTCGATTGAATTTCAGTTTGTGAATTTTGGCTAATATAATCCTGGAGAATGTTTAGTTTCTTGAGAATATATTCAATACCCCTGACCGCAATTTGCCGGGAAGTATAGATACCAATACCTTCTAAATAGAATTCGAACATATCCTTTACATAAATACGTTGTCCGTCTAGAAGTTCAAAATCCCTTACATCCATATTACTTTTTCCATCACTCCTCATTTTTTCGGAAATTTCATGGATAACTTCTTCATTCTTTTTGTTTTCATAACAACACTTGGAAACAACATTCCAGCATGAGTTCTCATACGCGGAACCCTTATCAAATTCTAGCTCCAACATAATTTCTTCGGTTTCTTCATTTTGATTAAAGTTAGGGTAAAGAATGAGGAGAAGAATAGGTTCATCTGTGATTTCATCATGGGGGAAAATCTCTTGGATATCAAAATCCTTTACAACTTCATTAGTGTTTTTGTCATACATTTCAAAATCATCTGTTGTTACAAACCTCTTTGTCTTTTCATTGTTCTTTTTGTTCAAAACCAACTTGTAACTTTGAATAATTGTGTTAAACTTTGTAGGATCATTGAATGCGGTTACTGCGGTTGACTTGTTATTTCCAATTGGCAAACAAGAAATACGATGTTTAAGATATTCGTTATTAAATTTAGTTGTATTTTTTGTGATATTAATTTTGTTTTCTTCATGCGGGAAGCCACGAAAGACAAGTGTCTCAATATTGCTCATACAAGCACGGCGCATAGAATTTACAATAGAAACGTCTACACCATCAA